AAACTACCTTGCGCCCATAATTTAAATCATTTTCGATATGAACTTAAAACAATTCAGCAAGCAGATTGCGACCACGGGTGGCGCAACCTACAACATCGTAACAGGTGACGTGCCTACATCGGGCTATGCAGCATCGACCAAGGGCCATGAGAAGGTAGTAGAGATTCCATCGGAATGGGACTCGTATACGAGCGGAGAACGCGAAACGTTCATCAGCATGCATGTCCTCGATTTCATAGCAATCAACGGCCTTAAACTAGAAACCGAGTGGGACTACATGGGAGCGTGGACGGACGATGGCAAGATATACTTCGACGTGACCCGTGTGTTCGATGAGATGTACGATGCAGTCCTGTTTGGTATACTCAACGAGCAGCGGGCCATCTACGATTTCAACCGAGGAGAATCCATTGAACTGCCACAGGGCCAAACGCACGGCACGATGACTCAGATAATGAACTACGCGAAGATGACGGCTACAGCATTAACCCATAAAATTCTGACCAATGCTTAATTCAAACTTCCACAACACTAGCTTCGGTTCCTTCATGAAGGGACTTGCCAAAGATACTCCACACTCGAAGGTTGTCCTTCGGGTGGTGGAGGATGACGAGGACGGATTCGTTTCCGTGTACGCATACAACCAATTCGGAGACTATCTCAACGCTTTCTCCTACATGGACAGGTTCGAGGTAGACGACGACGCGAGCGAGGCAATTAACGAGTATCAACTAGACATCGAAACAACTAAGTAACATGAACGAAGAAAAAGTAATCAACTTCATCCAAGAGCAAATCATGGATGAATGGCGGATGGTCATGAACTATGAAGCCCAACTTAAAAAGCCGGAATGGGAGGGTGACGAAATCATATCGGCTTACGTGGCCAACTCCAAGGACCGCATCGAAATATTGACAATAATCCTTAACAAGTTTGAACAATGATTTACTACAACAGCTATGACGATTGGAAACTATCCAACCCTGACGACGACGGACACTACACCGAAGAAACGAATGTGATTGGAGAGAATGCCTACTTCAAGTATTCAGACGGCAGGCGTTGGGTGTACGGGATGCTAACCAAAAATGGTTGGGACATCCGCATACACAGCTACCACAGAATACCAACGATTGACATCGATGAGTTTGAACCTACGCAAAGTGAGTTCGATGACACGCTGTACAGGGTGCGTATGAACTACACTCAGTTCGTCTACATCGAGCAGGGTGAGTTCATGGAGCGGTACAACACGGCTCGTAATCTTCTAGATAAACTGATGGCCGATGAGACGGGTAATTGATTACATCGTATTTACCCTGATGATGTGGCTCTTAAAAGATATTGACAAATGATTATAGATTATCGCGCAGGTGATGAAATCATCTGCATCCGAGACCACTCTCAAGGAGTCGTCAAGAAGGGAGAAGTATACACCGCGCACGAGTTGAAACGCAACGGGTGCGGGTGTGTACTCCTTGTTGACGTTGGATATACATCTGACAGGCCGTTCACCAAGTGTCCTGCCTGTGGAATGAACGACGAAAAGACCGACAATGTATGGTGGGTCGATGCCCGTTTATTCCGGAGACTACTCACCCGATCTGAGGAGGCTGACCTCGCAGATGTCCTCGCGGAGGTATTCGCAGAGGAGTTAATTAGTCTTAATTAACATGGGAATAGCTGATATCATGGACGTTTTACTATATTTGCAAACTACATGACAAGATTATTCAAAACCAAAGACGGGTATGAAATTATCAAACATTCGCGTGACGTTTATGCAATCATAGGCAAGCACGTGAAGTACATCGGCAAGGTTTCACCCAACTACAAATCGAGCGGGCAACTGCTCAAGAGTATACCAAACGAAATCAAAACAATCTTCTTTAACATCCAACGCAATGACTGAACGAACCTATTGGGTTATCTCGATTAATCCTGACCTTACCGGCAACATCGACACGTTTTATACATATCCTGACGCATGGAACTATTGGCGCAACATGAACCTGACGCCTAATGGGATGATGTATATGCTCATCGAGAATCCTGACGTGGCCGAGCAGTTCTGCAATGAACACAACTTACAATTTATAAACCAAGTAACACAACAATCATGAATTGGAATCTCCAACAACTATGGAATGAATGCGTTTATTCCCAACAGCGTGCGCTTGAGCCACGCGATTATTGCTATGCATCAGAAATCGGTCAGCCACTAGTTGACCGCTACCTGAAGATGAAGGCGGTGACCCCGACCAATCCACCCAACATGAGAAGCCTGCGTAAGTTCGAGGCAGGTAACCTAGTGGAGTGGGTAGTGCGCTACGTTCTAGAGCGTGCAGGAATCATCTTCAACACACAGGAACGTGTCATGGTCGAATACCCCAATATGCTTCGCGTATCAGGACGTATTGACTTCCTAGCCGGTGGCCGCATCAACATCGAGCGTGCCAAGGAGGACATCACATCGTCTCACCTGCCGGAATCTATCCAAGCATCCTCCCTGTACATTGCAGAGAGATTGTATGAGAAGTTCGGTGACAAGGAACTAGAGACAAAGGTTCTTGAAATCAAGTCCTGCTCATCGTTCGTCATGGACATGATGGAGAAGACTGAGAAGCCTATCAAGCACCACCGCCTGCAACTCTTCCACTACATGAAGGGGCTTAACCTCAATGGCGAACTCGTGTACATCTGCAAGGATGACCTGCGTATGATGTGCTTTCAGTATGAGCCTACCGCTGAACTCGAACAGGAATACCTTGCAGACCTTGCGGGTATCACCCAGTACTTCACATCAGATACTCGACCGCCTCTTGAGAACCACATCGTGGTTGAGGATGGCAAGTTCAAGAAGAACTTCGGCATCGAGTATTCAAACTACCTCAAGTTCCTGTACGACTTCGATGAGCCGCGTGACTATGCTGACTCAGTCAAGTCTCAGGTTGCACGTTGGACTCGCGTCATCGCACGCTATGCCAAGGGTGAAAAGATAACCGCCAAGAACGAAGAGGTACGTGCCGAGATTGAGGCCGCCGGATACAACTTCAATCAGATTGTAGAACAAGCCAAGAAGTTTGGCGTAACAGAAGAGGAGGAGGAAGCATGAAACGAGAAACATTCATGAGTTGTTGTAAACGGATGAAGATATCATCCAACAACATAGACGCAGCATACAAACTCAACATCGACCTGCATGAGTTCATGGACGACGAGCATTGGGTGGTGCAACACCTTTGGAACGCCATCCTGACTAAGGAAGGATACGATTGGTTATCATGGTTCATGTATGAGAAGGCGTACCTGTACGAACTCAGAGAAGACATGAAAGCACATGACGAGCATAAGAACGAGATATGCAAAGACCTCGATGGTCTGTACGATTATTTAGTAACCAACAATTATTTTAATACACCAACCAAATGATTATCGAAACACTTTACAACGTAGGGGATATGGTATATTTCCTACACAACAACATGGTAGTTTACCATAACATCTACAAGTTAGACATCGGTGTGTACGAAGGCCACATCAACACATACCTTATCTTCAGGAGCGGAGACGAAATCATCGTCAAGCATCAAGACAATGTGTACCCAACACTAGAAGAAGTAATCCAATCAAAACCACAAGCAGCATGAAAATCCTAGTCCAAAAGAACATCCCGATAGAAACAACACGGGAGACCAAAAGCAAGTACCCATTCCATGAAATGGAAATTGGCGACTCATTCTTCATCAGGTGCGATGCAGAAACCATGACGAGCAAACGATCGACAGTCCTGTCCTCATCCGTGTACTACGGCAAAAGCAGCGGCAAGAAGTTTAAGTCACGCACATATCCCGATGGTTTTAGAATCTGGAGGGTAAAATGAAACACAACGGAGTAATCACACCACAGGGGGCATTGCGAATCTACAATCGCCCCCTCTTCGATGAAGAAGTCAGAGCCATGTCCCGTGAAAAGGACTTGGCTGTGACCATCGAAGTCAAACTGAAGAAGCGATTCCGTTCTGACGTACAGAACGCATACTACTGGGGAGTCGTCGTGGCGATGATAGTGGAAAGGCTCAGGGAGCTTGGCCATGACGTTGACCGCGACCTCACGCATGAGTTTTTGAAGGGAAGGTTTCTCTACTCCGAGCTGACCGACCCGACCACCGGTGAAGTGATGAAAATCCCACGCAAAACGTCGGAACTTGCAACGGAGGAATTTATGGAATACATTGAACACGTCAAGCAGTTTGCTGCCGAGACGTTGGACATCTACATTCCCGACCCAAATGAGCAACTTGAAATATAAAATCATGACAATAGAACTAAAATCAAAAATAATAAACGATAAGTATACCCAATATGTATACGACACTTTTGACATTCAAAATCAAGAAGAGACATCCGTTTCCATACCAATGGATTTAGGTAGTGCCAAAACATTTGATTGGAATATAGGTTTGATATTAGGCGGAAGTGGATCTGGAAAAACTACCATACTTAAAAAATGCGGCCAACTAAAGAAGGTTGAGTTCGATCAATACAAGCCTTTAATAAGCAACTTTGATTGGCTTGAACCAAAAGACGCAACATTGGTGTTGACATCTATGGGCTTGTCTTCTGTGCCTACATGGCTTCGTTCGTTCCATACACTTAGCAATGGTGAACAATACCGAGCCACCTTAGCTTATTTGGTGGCTTCTGCTAAAGATGGCGAAGTAATACTTGTTGACGAATATACATCCGTGGTTGATAGGGATGTTGCAAAGGCCATGAGCTTTGCTTTGCAGAAATATATTCGTAGAGAAAACAAAAGAATCATACTTGCATCTTGCCATTATGATATATTGGAATGGTTAATGCCGGACTGGACTTGCTCACCACAAAAAGGAGGCGCACTCGAAAGGTGCGACTATCTTCGGCAAGGCAGACCACAAATCACATTACAAGTTAGTAGAGTCGAGGTTGAAACTTGGGACCTCTTCAAAAAGCATCATTATCTAACCGAAGAAGTAAATAAAAGTTGCAAGTTTTTATTGTTTGAATGGAATGACAAGCCTATTGGAATAGTGGCAATAATAAATCAACCAAGAAAGGGATGCCCAAATGGATTTGCAATAAGCAGAATTGTAATCATGCCAGACTTTCAAGGAATGGGATTGGGTGTTAAATTATCAGAGTTTTGCGGAGGACTGATTAGAAATATGAGCGGATTATGTTTTATTAAAACCGTAAACCCTGCGCTAGGCGAGTATTTTAACAAAAGCAAAAATTGGAGGCCTACATTAAAAAATGGAAAAGTAGGTAACACTAATGATGATAATGCCAAAAATAGGAAAACAAGATTATCCTATTGTCATGAATACATTGGAGCAAGTATAAGTGGATATGAAGATTTATTATTGCCTATATCCGAAATGAGAAACAAAAACAATCTCACTCTTTTTTAACTCATTCAAAAGAAAAGACAGAGAAAAGAAACAAGTCAAGAAGAAACCTAAAGAGAAGAAAAGAAAAAGCCTCCCCCCGTGAAAAACAAACTACCCCGCCCCACAAAGGGGCAGCTACCCGATCCAACATACTCGCGTATGAAGTTTGCCTCTTGCACCGACAGGGCTGATTCGGATGGTGGGGAACGGGTAAAAAAAAGCCCTCGTCTGGCTGGACCGAGGGCATTTTGATTTGAGATTTTGATTTCTCAATTCCCACATTTCACTGCCAGCCAGACACTGAAATGTGAGAACGCAACAAATGTATGGCGACTGCAACACGGAAGTCAAAAGAAATAATTGCATTAACTACACACGTAAGTTATCTTTGTAACATGAAACAACAAATCCAACAACTAATCGAGTGGCACAAAGCCACTGACACCCCAATTCCAAACAAAATTACTGCGCTTGATGACGAACGTATAACCCTCAGATTCGCTCTGATGGAGGAAGAAAACCTTGAATACATCAGGGCAAGAAGTTATTCGGACATAGCTGACGCTTTGGGTGATATGCTATACGTCCTTGTGGGTACGATCGTGGAGCATGGCCTTCAGGATAAAATAGAGGCCATCTTCGATGAGATACACCGCAGCAACATGACCAAGGTCGTGGATGGCAAGGTAATCAGACGAGACGATGGGAAGATACTTAAGCCGGAGGGATACGAGAAGCCAAACCTTAAACCAATATTGGAGGACGCAATATGAAAAAGCAAACAGCAGTAGAATACTTAATTCAAGAAATAAAAAATGATGTATTTGTGCATAGCAAAAGCACTAAAGAATGGAATCATATATTTCGACAAGCCGAAGCAATGGAGAAGGAGCAGATTAACAAGGCTTGTTATGATGGGTATTATAAAGAGGATGAAAAATACACTTATGAATACTACAACGAAACATACGGAGGTGACAAATGAGTCCAAAACAAAAAGCAAAGCAGCTTATAGATAAGTTTGAATCACATTCTTTCATGGATATAGACATGAGAATAAGCTCTTATGAGTCAGCTAAACAATGTGCTTTGGTAACAGTAGATGAATTAATTGAACATACAGATTGGACAGAAGTAAATTTCTGGCAAGAAGTAAAACAAGAAATACAAAAGCTATGAAAGGAACATTAATGAAAACAGACGATGGTTGGGTGGTAGAATACTTGGTAGATGAAAAGACACCAGTAGGACATAAGTTTTGGAGAGAAACACTTCCACTACATCCCGACTTTATTGAAATGATGGATACTTGCTTTACATCCAAGTTTACACATGAGATAGAGTTTGAGATAGTGAGGTATTGCAAAAAACACAATTCAGACCCATCTAAAAGCTCTGTATGCACATTAGATTGTGGATATGAGGAAGTTTCTTACGCCAAACTAATCCATCATCCCGTTGACACCAACAAAATGATGGAGCATATTGGTGACGTCAACGAAATGGTTAACCATGTTCCTGATGTCGGGAAGATGGTGTCTAATTCTGAGATAGGTAAAAGAAGATGGGATGATTGGGATGAGTTTAACAAGAAGGCTTGTTATCCAGAGGATTATCAAAGTGCATTTGCCGATGGATTTACAAGAGGTGCTAAATGGGTAAATGAAATAGCCAAAGAAACTCTATATACAGAAGAACAAGTTAGGGAAGCTATGAATTGTACTGTTTTATCAGCTAAAGCAAAAGAAAGAGTTATTCAATCACTTAAACAATCTAAACAATGAACAAGATAGAATTTGCAATTAGAGATTGTGAAGAGCATATCAAGAACCTGCAAAACGAAAAGATGATTCTAAATGCGGAACTTGATGCCTTTAAAAAACAACTGGGTATTCTTGAAAGAATTAGAGACAACAAGCACATCCCACATGATGACCAGCATAAGCCTGTAACCCTTGCTACTTCTGTGGATCAGCTTGAGATGCTTAATACAACAACTTCACAAGATGACAGATGGACGTTAACTACAAAAAATGAAGGAAGTGACAAATGAGCGATAAACCAACATTAGAAAATTGTTCATTTACATTCGTTCAAGAAGGGAACTGTAACGGGACAACAGATAAGTATGAAGAACTAACAATAGAGTGTGAATCATCACTTGGAATTGACAATGATAACGGGTGCTACTATGTCTTAAAAACTGAAACAGGATGGAGCATAGACAATGTTAATGACTTACAAGAATTATTGGATAGGATTAACCGAGTAATTAAAGAAGGTGACAAATGAAAAATGTACGCATAGTTAAACGAACAATGCCAGACGGAAGGGTCTACTACTTCTACCAAATAGAAAAGAAGTTCCTATGGAAGCGTTGGTGGGCTGACTATTACGACGCATGGTATAATACAAGAGACCTGTTCCATACATTAGAAGAAGCAGAAGAACACTTATGGTATGTACAAGAAATTAAACCAATTGACGAAATAATAGAAACACATGAAAGCAATACTTGAATTCAACCTTCCTGACGATCAGGAATACTGGGACATGGCAGTCAAATCCCGCGAGATGGCCTACGCGCTCAACGACATCAGAAACTACCTCAGGGGTAGGGTAAAGTACGAAGAGATGCCTGCTGAAAAGTGGGAGACCTGCGATGAGATTTACCAAGAGTTTTTCAGATTACTTGAACAAAATAATATAAAGCTATGATAAAGATTTCAGACAAGCCATCCAAGAAGGTGGAACACTTTACCGGAACGATAACAATGGCCTTTCCGGGGTTCGAAAACAAGATTTGGAACTTTACGGTGTTGCGTACAACGAATGGATCAACTACTTTTGCTGTACAGGCAGACTATGAGCAATTCAAACAATACGTCGAAGAGGATGAGGCAATTGATTACTTTGCTTCGATACTCGAAGAGACCGTCAAGGCAAACTTGGCTAAAGAACAGGCAGAGTGGAAGCCTACCGAAAAATAAGATAGCTTATGAAGGCGAGGAATAAGAAGTGCAGAATCTGTAGACAGGAGTTTATCCCCAAATACAGCACGATGCAGGCAACGTGTGAGAACATCGAATGCATGATTGCTTACTCCTCCAAGCAGAAGGATAGGAAGGTTAAACGAGAACTGAAAGAGATCAAGGAACGTAACAAGTCCGTGTCTCAGTGGAGGAAAGAACTCCAGCAGGTGTTTAACCAATTCATTAGGCTTCGAGACCAAGGGAGGGGGTGTATATCCTGCGGGAAGAAGCTACAGGGGAAGTACGATGCCGGCCACTATTTTAGTGTCGGCTCGTACCCCAACCTGAGGTTTCATGAGGACAACGTACACGGCCAGTGTGTAGAGTGTAACCAACACAAGCACGGTAACCTGATCGAGTACGGCATCCGGATTGAAAGGCGAATAGGCAAGAACGCATTAGAGGAATTACACTCCCTGAGGAATGACCGCCTGAGCCTTCCTCTTGATAAGATAAAAGAGTTGATATACCACTACAAGGACAAAGTAAAAGAGATAAAAAAATGATAGATCCACCAACTTGGGAAGACCTAGGTTACGCTAATTTTGAATAATGGACAAGACCAAGAACATATATACCTTAATCATCCTTGCACTGAGTGTTGTGATCCTGTTCGGAGTATTCTTCATGGTATTCCGGATGGGAATCCTTCACACGAGTTCAGAGAATGAAACCGTGGCCATAGAAAGGCTGCATGAAATCAACGAGAAGTACATCGCGCAGATGGACTCTAACCTCATCATCGTAACGCAAACCAAGGCAGCCCTTGACTCGTTCATGGTGCAGGACGAGCAGCAGTTTCTGATTGAACAGGAGCGCATAGAGAAAGCACAAAAAATTGTTTCACGAATACCCCGTATGTCAAATGACTCGCTCAAAACTTTATACGTTAACTCTTGGAATTATCTTCTCAATGAGTATCGTACTGGACGCTTGCGCCCAGCCAACTAACGCCCCTCAGATGCCTCGTGAGGCTCAGGAAGTGATCTCTGCCGCTGCGGAGACTATCAGGCAAGATAAGATGACCATCGAATCACGCTCACAGCGTATTCAAATGATGAAGGATCAAATCGAAGCCGCACAGATAGCCCTTGATTTGGCCATCAAAAATGGCGACCTATGCGAGGAGGTTCGTCAGAACCAGTTGGCAGAGATTCGCTTCCTGAAAACTCAGTACACGGACATGAAGAAGGAGATGAAGAAGGAGCGTAGAAGAAAAATATTTTGGAAATGTACATCGATAGCCCTTCTTGGTTTTTCGGTGTATTCATTGTTGTTATAGTTGTTATTGTTGGTTAAGGGCAATCAAACGTGGTTGCCCTTTTCTTTTTGAAAAAAATTGCGTAAATTCGCCACGCATATCAAGTTAATAAATCAAATCTAATAAAAATGTCAAACGTACAAAAGGCACTAGAAATTCTAGACTTACCAGAGGAGTTCGCTCAGTATGACGGACAAATCAAGACTCGTACCCAGCGTCAGGCTTGGATCTACGAGGTAACAGACATCTCATCGTCGCCAACCCGTGTGTACTACACGATTGGATACGACAACGACAAGACCGACGCGTTCGGTATGTACCCACTCAACTACCTCGCTAACTCAATCCACCACATGGGATTTGTTTACGAAGGGACAGACGAGCAGGGAGTAGCTACCCTAACCAAGCCCGGTAAATTCGTTAAGCACGAAGCACCAAGCGGACTTGCCGGACAGAACGTGTACTACGTGTGGACTCAAATCAAGGCCAGTGAACAGGGTGTCGACTATATGTTCGAGCCATACGAGACCACATGGCAGGGCGTAGCAGACGACATGAAGGACCCAATGATCCGCATAGGATATAAGGCCCGTCTTGTGAAGAAGGGAGCAGATGGCAAGCCATACGTTGCTTGGACATCCAAGTACGCCATCAACCCTAAGCGCCGCATCCGCCGTGCTGAGTTCCTTCAGATGATTGGAATCACCTTGGAAGAGTTCATGCACAAGACTCGTTGGTCTTGGAGCCGCGTTGCTACCAATCCAGAGACCCACATCAACAACATCTCAATGGACATCGAGCAGATTGGAAACGATCAAATCAAGAGCGTGTTCTACATCAACGGAGTGGACGCTCAGACGTTCAACTACAAGACCCTTATAAACTCGTTTGATAAGACCTACGATGGATATATGTGGATGTACCGTCTCAACAATGGCCCCGGTGCGATTACGACCGACAACGTGTACGGAAGCACACTGAACATTGCAATTAATCCTCAGGCTGACTCAACCATCAAGGTTGCCTCAGGCGCGGTGAATACTTGGGATAATAACACAAAGACTCTGACGTATAATCCTGACCTAACTTACGATGCTCAGGTTATCGCTTACGCTGAGTTCCTCCCTGCACAGGGCAAGAACGAAAACGTGGGCCGTACCTACAGCCTCGAAACGCACGAAGAGACTTTGTTCTAGTGTTTTTGATGTATAGATTGCAAACTGGGGGCCTTGCGCCCCCTTTTTGTTATCTGAACCTCTCAGACTTCTTCCACCTTGTGATGTGGGTGTTCTTGGATAAGGGCCGGATCTTCACGTAGACCCCGTCCCGTGACCGAGAATCGCGCATCCCTTGCTCGTTGGTGTTACCCTCTATCGTGCGGATTGAATGCTCTCCTATGCGGTCTACGATGCCGGTGTGTCCGATTCCTTTGAACCTTGAGTTTCTAAAGTTTTGGTATGTGTATGTGGCAACAAGGACATCGCCATCATTAAAGCTCTTATAAAACTTTCCATCGGTGAAGATTACGTCTTTCTTGTTGTATGCGGTAGGAGACCAGCCTGTTATGGTGTTCTCGATTCCGCACTCGAACAGCATGGCCTTAACGAAAAAAGCGCACCAAGCCGAGCCAGCACGCCATCCTTGCTTATATAGTAATACTTGTAGTTCTTTATCAGTAAAGCCTTGGTTGTTGCCCCCCTTCTCTTTTACTCCGACAAATGAGGCGGCAGTGGCGCGGACACAGTAACCGTCATTATCAGCCACAGTATAAACAGGAAGCATAAGAACAACCCAAAGTAAACACAGACGTATAAAGTTATTCTTTGCCATGGCGTGGAAGCGTATTCTATTTCTCCCTTGGCGTACTTCGAGTAGAAGTAGTTCTGTAGCGTTCTAAAGTTAAAGAACCCACCAAGGAACACCACAAAGTTACCAAAAATCATGATAAGTGCGGCAAGAATTACCTGCTGAATGTACTCGATTGAGATGAGTCCGTCGCCGAAATACTCAGCGCTGTAGGATCCGGCGAGAAGGAAAAGGAAGAACGCGACTGGGATAGACCACAGGCCGTCGAAGAGTTGGAGTTTGCGTAGTATCTTTTTCATTATTCTAGATTTGTTATTTCAGCATATTCTATTTGGGGAATATCAATAATTGAATCAGTAAAGACGGTTACATCCTGATCATTATTAATTGCTTTTGCTTGTTCAAAAACAATTGCCTTTGTTTCAATAAGATTGTCATCAAAAAGCAATGGGTCGCAAGAGTTTGGGGCAGATACCAAACAGGTTTTACCCGCGAAATCATTAAATTGTATTTGATAAATATAGTATCTCATCTTACTAAGTTAAATGCCGCTCCGTAATAATCCGCTCTAAAATCTTTGGCTGTTGTCCCAACAGTGGAGGCTATACCAAATGAAAGGTTACCCCCATAAGCACTTGCTGTTCCAACAAACTTTGATGAAACTTGGTAAGTTATTCCATCGGTAGAGTAAAAATAAACAGCATCTCTAATGTTTGCTCCACCAGGTTTATATATTCCAAGTATAACAAATGAAGTTCCCGCAACCAATGGACTTGAGACCGTAGATACTGTTCCGGCTACATTTGAAGTTCTATTATCCCAATTGGCATTAGCACTTCCATTATAGTACCATGTATATCCAACAGTAGTTTGTGTTGTATTCAACACTGTTCCACCACCGTGCATTCCAAACATAGCCTGAAAATCTTGAGCGCCTGTTCCAAGTTGAAACAATTGAAATCTTCCAACAACTAAGTATGGGAAAGTAGAGTTAACTGCAAATGAGTTATTTCCCCCTAGTCTTCTAGTCTGTGTTCCCATGAACACAAATCCTGCTGCTGAAGTCCCTGTTTGAAGGCTATATGATCCAAACGCATCTCCTTCTGCCCTTGTAAGTGAGCCAGTACCTGAACTCACTACACCTGCTGCTCCTATACCTACAGCATTACCTCCCGTACCCGTTGATGATGCAGAGGTGCAATCATCAAAGAAATCCAATCCCATTGGAGTACTCAATGCCATTTGATTCCAATATGTTCCATCATAAATAAAGGTCACACTTCTTGTTGGCATGAGCATATACGCCATGCTATTGTACGTTCGGAACCTATTTGCTACTGTTGATGAAGGCGACAAGTTCTCTATGATGATGAGGTTGTTTGCCGTGGAAGCGTTTACAATAGTTACAATCCTTCCAGCGCTTGGACTTGCGAGTCCACCAAGACTCATCATGTAGTTTGTATTCGTAGAATCTATACGAATTACTTTAACGCGATCAGATGTGCCGGGCCATCCTGTTGGCGCATAATTATCTTCCCTTGCGTTGCTTGTAGATACGGATATTTGACCTAAATCATTAAGCGCATAGTTAGGAATGTTTAATGTATTACCGCTCAATGTAGCATCGCTTGATGTCCCAGTGACTGTCAACGACGTAATCCTATTTGTATACGCCGTATTGAAGTTGGTCCAGTCCGAACTACTCAATGCACCGCGATTAGAGGCACTTGCAGTTGGTAAGTTAAATGTTTGTGTGTTTCCACTTGATGTTATATCAAAATCAGTTCCACTCGTTCCTACGGCAAGTGTTTGTACTGCTCCTGTTTGAATATTTCCTGATTTGCCTAACCCTGTAATGCCTGTCCCCGCTAAGATGCCTGCTTGTTGAGTTACAGTAAATATTGCAGAAGCTGTTGATGGTGGAGGACTACCTGCGGCGATAAATGGCATCGTTATCTGAGTGCTTGTTGCACTCCACACTAACTCATAATAATCACCCCCAACAACATCAAGCAAGTAATTCCAAGATGGCAACACGTGTCCGTTAACACCCCCGTGCTTTGCTACTACTGCCACAAATCCTGCTGATCCTACTACATCAACTCCATTCTTTCTAAGCCATATTGTTACGTCATGCTCTTGAGTGTCACTGTTTTCAAGCTGAACACTAAACTGCAAGTTATATATCCCTGTGTTTGCAAACGTGATACGGGAATCGCTTACAACGGTTACCCCGTTGCTTAAATCCATTGTACGGAATTTAATAGGATAACCAGTATTGATTACGGCAATAGTCTGAGTTAATACATCTTGATACATTGCATAGTATCCACTTGCAGGAGGTGTTGTATTAGTCCCCCATCTCAATCCGGTAGGAGTTGAGCTATCCGCAAGCAACACCTGGGTATCTAGACCTACAGGAAGCCTTGCGTCTGCCGTGTCGTATGTGTAAAGGTCGCCCTTGGTTGTGAGGGGGGATGTGCCGCCTGCATCTTGAAACTCAACCTCACCTGTTGCGGCGTCCATCAATGTTAAGACTTGTCCAGCTGTTGCTGCACCTGTCTGAACATTAGGAGTAACAGTTTTTATTCCGTCTGTATCTATGCTTATATTGTAAGTCTCAGGGGATATGGACACATTGCTATATGACAAGGTTATAGACGATACCGTCGCCTCAATGCCGCTACCAAAGCCCGATGAATTGGAAAATCCAAGACCAGCACTTAATGTTTGTACTATTACATCCGCCTTATCGCCATTTGGCTCCTCGTGTTTAATTAAAGCTGATCCATTAGCAGCGTATAATTGAGATAATAGACCCGGAGTGGATGTGCTTTCTGACGTTAAGCTAATTTTAGAGTTTGCGCCGACAGTGAAATTATTCATTTCAGCAAACGTCATACTGTGCAAATTTGATGCGCCATCAACAGTTGTGCTGTTAACAAGCGGCCCGCCCAATTGGAAGTTGTCCGTTGGGTTTTCTGTGAGACCGTTGTTGACGGTGTAAGTATTTCCGCTGCCGCCTTCTCCAACAAAAACGTTACCCAAATTATCTACATTAAGAACACCTACAGATGCACCCGCATTGTATGTCGTCCCATTAATAACCCACGACTGATATGCAGTTGAACTGTTATAGTCATTAAGCCTTACTCTTTTTGAAAAACTATGTAGTGAATTAATATCGTCCAGTATATATGTTGTTCCGTTGGCATAAGAAGTAATGTCACCCAAAGAAACCGCACCACTAGGATCCCCAAATTCAACTCTAAAAAATGGCTTATCAAAACCAGCGCTGGCTGATGTTAATTGCCCCAATATTTCAGCCTTTTGACCTATATTGTTTATGACAAACTTAGTTCCTAAATTGTAATTATCAATGTCTCCGAATCCCCATGATGCCGAACCTGAATGGTCAATATAAAAATTTCTATTACCATTCCATAAGATCTTTGATTGAGAATTGTTTATCTCTAAATAATTAGTAAGAAAAAAACCAGATGTATCGTCAATATCTCCAATTCTAACAAGACCGGATTCAAGATGCAACATTTTCTTACCCGTTGTGGCAAGGACATCTAAAGTGTATGCTGTATTAAGATTAATTTCAGTATTACGAACAAGCGGTCCGCCCAATTGGAAATTATTTGGATCAGACGTAGGGACGGTTTGCGGCTCAAGACCGTTGTTTACGGTGTATGTTTCTCCTGGGCCGCCTTCCGCCGTCAACTCACCAGTTGCACTCAAGGTAAGTCCATCACCAATGGTAATCTGCTGGAACTCCCCTTCATTAGGAGAATATCTTCCCACGAGGAACCCACTGTCCATTATAGATGTGACAGTTCCTGTGGTTTCAATCGGGTTTGGAGACGTAGTCAAAAGTCCCGTTGCGGTTACCTCTGTAACGGTTCCGCCTCCGACTATGGTCTTCTTCCACACAAGACCTGTGTTGTCTACAACAAGTGCGTAAGTGGGGGCGCTGTTAACAAACGTGCCGCTGCCATACTCGTTCAAGGTCAACTGACCAGTGCCGCTCACCTCCAACT